CCGGTGTGCTGACCCGAGGACCCGGAGCCGTTCCAGATCTGCACGTCGAGCTTCGCGTTGTAGTCGGCGGTCAGGTCGGCGAAGACGATCTCGTCGAACATGAGCGGCGACTGCTCGAGGAGCTGCAGTGCGATGTCCTGCTGGCCGGCGATCGTGCGCACCGGGCCGGTGGCCGAGCTCGAGGTCATGTCGGTCTCGCTCACCGACGCGTTGTCCGCGGTCTGCGCCGCGGTCGACGTGCCACCGGTGATGCGGGGGACGCTGATCGAGTCGGTGCCGCCGGGCAGCGGGATGTTCCGGCAGTGGTTCGCGAGGGGCCGGCCGGCACGGGCGTACTCGGCGTACTCCTCGAGGATCCACAGCGGCGGGACGAACTCGCCGCCGGCGCCGTCGGTGCGGCTGATGTCGCGCTGGACCATCGCCTCCCGGTTGCCGACGCGGAGCTCGTCGAGGCTGCGCTGGAACGCGGCCTCGCGGCGGGCCTCGAGGCGGGGGACCTCGACGTCCATCTCGTTGCGGTGCCGCTCGAGGCGGGCCATTGCCTCGCTGTCCCGGCCGACCAGGGCGAGGCCGAGGTCGCGGAAGTAGCTGTTGGAGCGGTCGCCGCGCTGGTACTGGAGCGGCTCGGTGCGGACCTCGACCTGGTGGCGCACGTCCACGCCACCGGTCGCGAGGGCGACCTGGGCGGCACGCTGCTCGGCGGCGATGTCGAGGCGGACCTCGGCGATGCGCTCGTCGCACTCGCGGACGTGGGCCGACAGGCGGCGGAGCTCGCCGTCCTCGTCGTCGGTGAGGTTGCGGGTCTCGGTCTCGGCGGTCGCGAGGATCTGGTCGCGCAGCGCACGCACGGCTGCGGCCCACTCCTCGAGCTGGCGGAGAAACTCGTCCATGTTCGTTTCCCTTCCGGGGATCGGCGGGCGCGCGTCGGCGCCCGAGGTGCTGGTGGGGTGACCGGCGTCTCGGGTGGTGCCCGCAGGTGGTGCCCCGCTCGAGGCGGGGTCCGGCGTGCGGGTCCGGCGCGGACCGTCGGTTAGAGGAGCCCGGCCTCGATGAGGCTGCGGGCCTGGGCGGGGCTCATGCCCCGCGGCTCGTTGACCGGAGCCGGGTCTGGCTCCGGGTCGGCGATGTAGGTGGTCTTCGCGAGGACCTTCGCCGGGGCGCCGAGCGTGACGGTGCCGTCGGCGTCGATCGAGTAGTCGATCTGGAAGAGACCCTGGCTCTCGGCGTTCGGCCGTTCGTCGCAGTACACGAACCAGGTGTCGCTGACGTCGGCGATCCAGTACCAGTAGTAGTACGGCTCGCCGGGCCCGGAGCCGAGCAGCGTGTCGAGCGCACCATAGAGCAGCGGCATCGCGTCGGACAGCGTCCAGTCGCCGAGGTCGCGGTCCTCGATGGCGACCATGCCGCGCCGGTACGCCTGCGTGAGCGCCGCGCGGGCTTCGACCGTGGTCGGGCCGTGCGAGCGGAGCGAGAGCAACGCCGGCTCGATGCCGTTGAGCTCGGCCGAGGTCTCGTCGTACCACGGGTAGGTGACCACGGAGACGTCGGCGAGCTTGACCTCGAGGAGCTCGCGCACTCCGCCGTCGTTGACGATCTCGCGAATCGGCCAGAACGCGAAGCTCATCTGGTCGATGTCGCCGCGACGCATCGCGCTGACGAGCTCCTGCACGGTCGGGTTCGCCATGTCGAGCTCGTCGACTTCGACGACCAGGCCGCGCTCGTCGACGAAGAGGCTCATCGTGCCGGACTTGGTGCGAGCCAGAGGTACGCCAGCGTGGTTCACGAGGAACCGGACGTCGGCCTGCTCCGCGAGCGTCTTGTCGAACATGCCGCGTCGGCACACCTCGCCGTGCGCGACCTGGTCCCACACAGCCGCGTACCCGCGGAAGCCGACGACAGTGCCTTCGGCGTTCTCGCGAACCTCGAAGTGGGCGGTGACGGTGCGGCGCTCGAGCGTACGGATGCTCACTGCTGGCCTCCAGGGGTCGGGTCGAGCAGCACCTGCAGCGCCTTCTCGGCGTCGATCATGTTCAACGGCTGCAGGTACACGTCGCCCCCCTCGATCGGCGCCAGGTCTTCGAGGGCACGGATGTCGTTCACCGACAACCAGCCCCACTGACGTCCAATCGCGTACGACAGGTAACGGTCCTTCGTGTTGCCGCGAAGCAACGCCCCGACGTTGAACTTCGAGTAGCGGCCCTCACGCGGGTTGCACACCTTCCGGGACGACAGCGCCGCCTCGAGGCGCGTGATGTACGGCCCGACGGTGAACACCACGTAGCCGATGCCCTGCTCCTCGAGACCCTTCCCGCCGCCCTGCGACGAATGGTCGGACAAGTCCCCGATGCGGTGGGGCGGCACACGCCAGATCCGCGCGACCTGCGCCGTGTTCAACTTGCGGGTCTCCAGGAACTGCGACTCGTTCGGCGAGATCTGCACCTGCCGCCACTTGAGGCCACCCGACAGGACAGCCGGCCGGCGGCGGCCGCCGTGTGACGCGATCCAGCGGGCCTGCTGGAGCTTCGCCTCGGTGTCGTCCATCTCCTGGTCGGTCTCGAGCACGCTCGACGGGTTCGCCCCGTCACCGAACCACTTGGCGCCGTACTCCTCGGTGGCCATCGCCAGGCCGAGGCCTCGCTTCGCCGCGCCGATCGGGGAGAGGCCACGCAGCGCGCCGGGCAGGACCACGAGCGGAACGTGCAGGATCTCGCTGGCGGGCAGCGTCGCAGTGCCGAGCCGCGCGTCGCGGATCGTGTACTCGCGCAGGCCGGTCTCTCGGTTGCGGCGTGGAGTGCAGTCCTCGGGGTGGATCCACGTGCACCGCTGCGGGTACCCGTTCCGGTCCCGGTCCCACAGGTAGCCGTACGCGTTGCCGCCGGTCGCCATCGACCCGACCGCCCGGGCGACCCACTCCCACAGCTCGATCTCCGGGTCGGGCTGCACGATCAGTTGGCGAGGCTCCACCTCGCGGCGCACACCGCCCTCCCGGACGAAGTCGTCGATGGGGAGCATCGACACCGAGTCCTCGAGCAGCGAGATGCACGCGTACGCGTCGATCAGCTGCAACGTCGTCGACTCGTTGACCACCTGCCCCGCGGTCGACTGCGCCTCGAAGCTGTTGGGCGGGATGGTCCCGTCGGCGTACGGGCCCCACCCGCCGAAGCTCGTGAGGCCTCGCGTCTCGGCGGCGAGGCGCCGCAGCAGCGTCACTCGTCACCCTCCGCCGGGTTCGTCGACGTCGGCCGGATCGTCTGCGCGAACAGCACCAGCAGCACTGAGCCGAGCAGCACCCCCCACCAGAAGCCGAACAGCTGCGCGACCGCGACCGCGACGCCAGCCAGACCCACGAGCTCGACCAGCGTGTCGGCGTGGCTACGCGTCTTCTCCGAGAGCTTCGAGAGCACGGGCTTCGTCCTCCTCGATCGCAGCGAGGATCCGCGCGACCTCGTCTTCGTCGTGGACACCCGCGACTCCGGGCCGCTTCCCCGGGCCCTGCGCCTGGCACCACAAGGCACCCGACGCCGCGACCAGCAGCAGCACGTCACCCTTCGGTGTCTTCCGCCCCCACACGTACGCGTCGCCCACCGACTTCTTGTCGGCGACCGCCACCGCCGCATCGAGATCCGCGTTCTGGCGGACCTTCACCGCGTCGCGCATCACCTCATCGAAGAAGTGCGCCGACGCGCGGGTCATGTCCTTCGAGTCGAGCTCAATCAACCGGACCCGGCGCCGCTTCAATTCCGGGATGAAGTTCCCGCCCGGGCCGCGCACATCGACAGCGAACGGCACCTGGTACGTCTCGAACAGCTCGACGACCCGGTCGACCAGCCAGCCCGTCCCCGGCCGGTACTCCACGACCTCGAGGACCTCGCCCTCGCCCGCGGCGACGATCCCCGCCGCCGACCGCTCCGGGTTCACGTCGAACATGAACACGCCGGCCGTCGCCTCGACATCCGCCCGGCACACCTTCGACCACGCCGACAGCGGGATGACCCGATCGTCCGACGCCGTCGGAATGTTCAGGTACGCCCGCTTGAACTCCTCCAGCGGCATGTCCGCGTAGGCGTCCTCGACGACCTCGAGCGTGATCGTCCGACCCAGCGCCGGCATGCACCCCCACCACGTCGCCGGATCCCCTGGATCCTGATCCGGCGCCGCCGACCACTCGAAGTACGCCCGGCCCTTCCCCGTGTCCGCCTCGACCGCCGCACGACCCTTCGCGACCTCGGCGTTCAACGCAACCGACTCCGACGTCCCCATCGTCGACGCCGTCAACGACTGCGCATACGGACGCGTCGCCATCGCCGGATTCATCGCCTGATCGCGACGCATGTCCACGTCGGCGAACAGCTCGTCCTTCACCCCGAGATCGAGCGTCTTCCCATGCCCCGAGTCCTCACCCGACGCCAACAGGCCCAGGCGCGACCCGTTCGTCCATGACACCGACTCCGACCCGTTCGTGCGCGTCACCCGCTTCACGCCGAACAGGCGGCGGTGCGGCTCCAGCAACGGCACCTGATCCTCGAGCAGCTTCTCCCGGGCGTCCTTCCCCGTCTGCGCCGAGTACAAGATCCGTTGCGGCTGGCCCAGGATCTTCGCCCAGCCAACCGCCCGCTGCACCTCCCACCCCAGGATCAGCGTCGTCTTCCCCGACTGGCGAGGAACCGTGAACCCGACCGACCGGTACGCCGGCCGACCGTCAGGAAGAAGCTCGAGGCCGACGTCCGCGACCAGCTGCTGCCACGGCATCAGCGGCTGGCCGAGCTTGGCGGCGACCGCCCCGACCGCCGGACCGAGCGTTGCCCGCTCCGGCCGGCGCGGCGTCGCCCACCGCGGTCGACAGAGATCCGAGGAACGCGGC